GTACCTGCAATAGTATTCCATTGAAGTTGAGTTGTTGTACCCAATGATGTGATTTGGTAAACAAGACCGATTGTGAATGATCCAGCAGTTACTACAGGAGTCTTAAATGTAATTAATTGTCCTACGTTCAAATTAGAAGTAGTATTACATGTAATTAAGTTTCCAGTACTTGATGTATCAGACACAGCGATAGATGATGGCTGTTCAATTGCGTTGCTGATATTTACAATATTTGCAACTGTTAGTCCGTTTACAACACCTGTCATTGTACCAGTATCAGAATAAACAACAAACGGAGTACCGTCAACTTGGTCACTTATTACAAAGTTAGTTGAATCAATAATTTCAATTACATAGTAAATCTGACCTGCGTTGATTCCACCGATCGTTGGTGCTTGGAATACAATTGGGAAATTAATTTCTAATCCACTAGTATCACCCGAACTTAATGTCAAGTAGTTCAATTCTTCGTCAAACGCAACAACAGACGGTGTGTCTTGGTCATATGTAATTGCTGTTGGAGTATCTTGGTCATATGTTGCAACTGTATGTGTAGTTGTTCCAACTGTGAGTGTAAACAGATTTGACCCAGACGAACCAGTAATGCCATACTGTGTTGAGAAATATTGACGGTCAGTTAAATTATATGATGTGATTACAACTTCTGCTCCGTCTGCAGGAGGACTATAGAATAAGATACTGTTTGTCAATGGATCAATGTTGTACTTTGCTTTTGTTTGACGAACACCACCGATTTCAACAATCGCATTGTCTGGATTTGCCGCACCAACAAAATTTGTTAGTGCAAACTCTGCACGAATTCCATTACCCACAAATATCTGTGCTTCAGGAATTGTGTAACCATACTGTGTTGGTACTGTCTCACCGAATAAACTATATACCAAATAATCAACTGAATTATCATATTGTGCAGAGAACACAATAGAAGCGTTTATACCATTGCTTGCAAGACTAATTGCATAATCATTCGTCACAAATGACGCACCACCGGTCGCATCTGTCAATACTAAACGAGGTCCATATTGTGTTTCAGAAATTGCAAATTCATTGTTGTCAACAACAGTTTCAATGTAGTAAACTTGTTGTGGTACAATCACTCCGCCGAAAATTGTGTCGCTAAAGACTACTGGTGAGCCAACTGTTAGGTTACCAGTAGTGTTAGTAGTCACCGTGTTAGTACCAGATTTAGTTCTAGTTACTGTAGCGATATTACCCAACACCAATTTAGCGCCATTGTGGTAAACAATAGGATCAGTCCATACTGCGCCTGCACCAATCTGTATGATTGCTCTCATATAACCAGTGTCAGTAGACAATTCAAATGTTGAGCCTGGTGTTCCTGTGCCAACATTAAACGTTTCTGAGACAGTGATTCTATTTGAAACATAACTAATTGATTTTACATAGTAAACTTGATCCTCTACGATATTACCAAATACTTCTCCACTGAATGTTATTGCCCCATTCAATATGAAATTGCTTACATCTTCACAAGTAATTGCATCAGTGACGCTATTTGTAGCAATAGCAATAGCTTCTAATGGTTCTGTTGCTGGTCTGATTACACCAGACCCCTGCCAAATGTCAGCAGTATAATTAGCACTAGTGACGATTTCTTGGAACCCGGTCGTAGTATTCAATCTGATAGGATCTGTTTCTGTGTTTGCTTTTACTAATTGATCTCCATTACCAACTTCATACACATCGATGCGGACTTTGTCGCATACTGTTTCGTTAATAAATGTAACAGGATTATTCAAAATAACAATCTTGTTAATCCAATCAACTGAATAGTCTACCCCTTCGTAGATACTAGTACTCAATCCAGTAGTGTAATCAATAATAAACACACCCAATTGTGCTGGGGTAGTTACTTGGTACAAGAAACTATATTCAGTTTGTGAACCTGATGTAGGAGTTAATTCTCTGGAAACCACGTTATAACCTACGTTTTGATAAACAGTAGCATCCCAGTTTGTTCCTGGACGTGTTGTAACAGTCATCATTACTGAATCTGTCACTACACCTGGAACTAATTCTTCTGGGCCATAGCCTGCAGTAAATGCATCTCCTTGAATATTGTAGAATGTTGGGGGTTGTTCAAACAATGCTGAATCGTACCAAGTGACAGCATCCTCACTCTTAATAACAGTATTGTTGTCGCCAACCGTTACATATAATCCTGCAGTAGAATTGTAAATTACATCTTGTAGATTTTCTGTGGTGCCTGATGTTTCTGATGTCCATGTTGATCCAGATACGTCACCGACTTGGATGCTACCGTTGTCACCGACTGCTACGAATTGAGAATTAGTTTCATCCCAAATTACTTCATTTAAATTATCACTACCTGCATTAGTTTGCAAGAACCAAGTTACACCGTTGTAACTAGTGTATACTAGACCTCCGTTACCAACTACAGCCATACCATATTGGTTTCCTGCAATTGCGTTAAAGCCACGGGTTTCATTATAGATAGTAACATCGTACCAAACTTCACCATCATAGCTATAACGAACAATAGAAACATCATTAATGTTGCTACCATTATAGATTTGTCCTGATCCAACTGCAATGAATCCAGTGAATCCAGTGTTTTGCCACGAAACGTCATATAACACATTATTCAAACCTGATGCAAATTCATATGCTTTTGTCCATGTGATTGCGTCAAGTGATGTTAATATCACATTACCAACAGCAATATACAAACCATCGTGATATGAAACTTTATTTAGACTATAACCTTTACCTGCTAAAGCTGGTAAATCTGTCCAAGTGACTCCATCTGAACTTGTTAGAATCGGAGTAGCATTATTATTAGTTGTAATTATGTACTGACCATCTACTTCAACGATGCTAGTTACAGCTACTGGTTCGTTAGCAATTCTATCAATTACCCAAGAATTAGTATCTTCACTGAATAATATAGAAGAATAGTCTACTGTATTTGCAACGGAAATATATGTTGTACCGTCCCATACTACACTTGTCAAATTCAATCCTGTTGGATAAAATGGTTGATCTGTTAAGATTGTATCTAATGTGAATTCGTCTGCTGGTGCAAACGCATTACCTTTATAGGTACTGTTTGGATATGTAATTCCATTGACCAACTGCGTCAAGTCTACGCCAGGCATATTAACAGTAGGCTGATAATATCCCATGATTCTATCTAATGCATTTAGACGACGGTCACCAGAATTCAATAATTCCCACTTACCGAAAATAAATTCGCTATCGTTGTTACTGATAATACATTGATACACGCGGTTGTTGTACTTAACAATGCTACTATCAAAGTAGAATGGCTGAGGTAACACAGCATAATCACCTGCCTTAGCCATTGTCATTGTTCCAGTATCAGTAGATAAATTAACTGGGCTGCCGCCAATAGTTTCAGAGATTGTTACTGTAGTACTTGTTGGTTTTGTTAAAATATAATAAGTCTGTGCCAACACAACATCACCAAACACATCACCTGTGAATACTACTGGATCATTAAGATTGAAGTCAGCAGAACTTGTTACTGTAATTCTTTCGGTAGAACCGTCAATTGCAGTAGCCGTTGTAGTAGTTGCTCCCACATAAGGGAAGTTTTGACCACTTACAGGAATTTGCATGTTAGGATCACTATATACTTCTACTTGGTCTTCATTAACTACCTTCAAGTAATATTTGTTTTCTGCTCCTGCAGGAGTTCCATTAGCAATACCAGTTAATACACCACCAGTAGAGTCAACTGTTAACACAGTCAATAATAAATCATTAGTAGGGCTTGTGCCGCCTAAATCTGTTCCAGAAATTGTAATAATGTTGTTTATTGCATAGTTTGTGCCAGCAGTAGTAACAGAAACAGTATATCCACCTAATATTGAAGCAACATTAAATTCTGCAGGTGTACCCTCAGCCTGCAAGAATGATGTTGTATCTGATATTGCTTTTTCATCAGATAGTGTATCTGCTACTTCAATATATGTTTCTCCAGTACCTACCATAGTTCCACCTTCGCTACCATTAATAGCAAAGACAGTACTCAATGAAACATCTTCTGATAATTTAATTTTACCAGCGTTAGGACCTGTACCAATATCATACACATAATAAACTGTGTTTAATAATACACCACCTAGTGATTGCCCTGTGAAATACAAAGGCATACCTTCGTATAATGCCGCTGTCGTATCAGTATATTCTACTGTAGGAGTGACAGTTAACCAATCGTCAACTGCACTTACGTAACTAATATTAATTTCAGTAGTTCCAAGACCAGTTACTGTGTATGGGCCACCTGTAGTTGTTAAACCACCGATATCTTCTGAAACATTGAATTCCATGTTTGCATAGATATTTGTTGTGCCGCCGCCAATAGTAGATAAGCATACTCTATTGTTGTATGCTAATGTAGATGTAATTTGTCTGTCAAATAATTCAGATACAGTACCTTGTACACCTACATATGGACCTGATTGTCCATACAATGTGAACTGTTGACCATTGATTTGACCTGGGCTAATTGGGATGGCAACATTTATTGTCATTGCTCCAGTAGCACTAGTCAATTGAACCACATCTGTTTGTACCAACATAGGAGCAAACGTGCCGTTGCCAGCAGTTACAGTCGAGGTAATGTTGAATAACGATCCATTAACAGTAGTACTTAATTTTATAGATCCGTTAGAAACAATCTCTTTAATATAATATGTAGTTCCGCTAATAATGCCACCAAAGTCATTTACTGCATCACCGTTAATACCCATATCATTAAAAATAACTGGATCGTTAACATTTAAGCCAATCGTAGATGAGCATGAAATTATATCGGTTGCACTATCTGTTGCAGTACAAGTAACAATCTTAGGACTGTTATCGGCAGTCATTGTAAACGATGTTTTATCTATAACTGCATTGACATAATATACTTTGTTTTCAATGATTCCACCGAACTCATTGCCTACAAATAATATAGGAAGTCCTGTGTAGAATCCAGTAGTGCCGTTTTGACCAGTCACTGTTAAATCAACTGTGACCGCATTGTTAGTTGATGATGTTGCTGACGCATTTCTTAAACCAGAATAGTTTATAGTCATCAATGCTGTGTTAGTTAAATTACCTACGTATAGAGTTAATCCTGCTGTAGGCACTGATGCTGACACAAGTAAATCTAATGTAGAGCCTGGATTACCGTTTTCGTCAACTGTATCTGAAATTGTAAAGCCAGTGTCTTCCAACTCACTAGTATCAAGGTTTGGTAACTGAACCAACGATTTAACATAGTAGATTACGTCCTCGGCTGAGGTTGAAGGTTGAATTGGACTACCGACTGGTATAGCACCAACAAATTTAATTGGCATACCAACATAGAAACCAATAGTAGAACCAATCTGTCCTGCTACTTCTGCACCACCTGCACTTGGATTAATACGAATTGTATTTGGATACAATGAAGCTGGGCCATATGTTTGAATAGTATTTCTAGTACGTGAAGACCATGTTAGTGTTTGCTGATTTGCAACATCAAGAATCTGGAATGTTCCACCTTGTGCAGATGCAGTAATTCCATTAACTTGACCAGCAAGAATGCCACCGACTGGTGGGTCAGTGCTGAATAATCTAACACTTGATGATGAGAAAATCTGGTCATCAGCATAATCACCTGCGTAGAACGCACCATAGAATCCAGATGGAGCCCAGTCAGCGAGTTGTGAAGAATATGATGTTCTGTCAAATCTTAATGTGATGTTGTTTTCACGAACCGGAACTGCTGTAGTTACACAACTTGCAACTGCACCTACGCTAATTTGTTGTTGTCCAGTACCAGTAGATAACAATGGAATTCTATCTTGGTCGTATATTGAATGGTAGTAATTATTATAGAAAGCAATAATTGTGTCAGGTGCTGTTTCTAACACATTGACATAATATTTTTGTCCCGGTAATAAACCACCTATTTGTTCTGAACCAGTAGTAGGGTTGTAGATTACTAAATCACCTGTTTGTAGTAACGGTACATCTAGTTCAACTGTGCTAGTCAACGTATTAACTTGAGTACTATTGAATGTTACTGTTATTGAAGGATCGATAATGATTTCTGGTAATACAACATATCCCTCACCCGGGTTGATTACATTTACACCAATAACACTATCAACACCCATGATAGGTTCTAACTGTGCCGCAACTCTAGGTTCAGGATATAGTGTTGTATCAATATATGCAGTGACCTTTGGTGGCTCAGTGTATCCGCGACCACCGTTCAATACGAGAACAGCAGGTAAATCAGTGATTAATTGTTCACCCGGAATATGTATTTGCGCTTCTGTCTCACCCACACCGCGTGTTAAGCCCAACAATGCATTATTGGCTAAATCTACGCTAGTATAAGAAATTTGTTCTGTACCGATTGTTACAATACCTGATACAGGGAAACCGTTTGCGTTGTCAACAAACATGACGTTTGTTGTCAATCCCATATACGATGTTAGTAGTGCAATAGGATAGTTATTTTGACCGACTACACTTAATCCATAATTATTAAACCATTGATTGTACGGACCTGTCTGCCAGATTGGATCAGTTGGTAAATATTGATTGTCACTGCTTGGATTAGCAAAAACCAACGCAGGTGAAATAAATGTTTGAGTTGTTGTATTGTATTGTGATGGTAAATCAAAATCAGTTATGTCACCTTCATAAACATCAGTTCCAGTATACTTGAATAAGAATTCTTTAATAACCACGTGGTATGGCTTTATCTCATTCATGTATCCTTCCAAGAATGTTTGGTTATCTGAACGGAATACTTCAATAGGACGTAGTTCACGAATTGTGTGTGAAACGTCAATGAAGGAAGTTTTGTTCAACCATGGTAAATAATTTTGTGATTCAATTGTTTCAGACTGAATGTATTCAAACAACAAGATTAAACTCTTGTTACGATAAATTAATAATTCGTTGGTATAGATTTCTTCGTTCAACGCACGAATAATGTCACGTGTTTCTTGTGAAGGATATTCATCATACGGTGTAGTGTCATAGAAGTTATCACCAAATCCTAAACGTGCTGTAGCATAATCCCACAGATTAGAACTAAACTCGATTGTACCGTTTTCTAAACCAATTCTAGTCCATGATCCGTCCGTGTTAGAAATGTATGTTTCTTGTTTGCCATTGCCGTTTTGTGCTACGGACACGATTGTTCCCGCATTTACAGTTAATGTTGACAAATCAGCATAGATTGGAACTTGTAGTGCAGACTTGGTATTATTGTCATATCCAGGTGCCCACCAGTTAATATAACTCCAATATGCTGGTGTGTCGTAGAACGGTAATCCATTAGAAGGATTAATTTCTCCGACTTTATCTAAGAATACTGGATTTCTAATTTCAGTGATAGGATATAATGCCATTACTGTATTAGCATATTCTAAATAATTCTTCAATGCACCATAGCGATTAATGAAGAAACTTTGTCTTGGTCTAGCTAACACACCATACTGTACTGCTTTTGGTAAGAATGGGTTAGGTACGACTGCCCCTGACTCGTCCACACCACACATACTGTCTAGTAATCTATCATATAATGATTCAGGTGTTTGAATTATTGTGGCATTTGCTGTTCCAGGATGTCCATATGAGATTGAACTTGATGTTGGTATTCCAGGTAAGAAATCATCTGCATAATTTGCACGAATCAAACTGAATGAACTATGACCAACATCGTCATTTTCACCTGTCTTGAAACCAATCTGCAATACTGAATCATTAGCGTTTATGAACTCTTGTGAGTTGTATAAACCAAATGTGTTTGGTAACAATGGGGCAAAATAACTAATACCACTAGCTTGTGGCTGAGCAATATATGATTGAATGATACTGTCAGCTAATGTTTTACCTTCTTTTTCAAAGATAATATTTGTATTTCTTACCCAATAGAAGTATACAGGTACAATTGTTCCTTCAGCATTCACAATACCTTGAACAGTATAATCTGTTGTGCTATAAGGTGTTCCTGGACCCTGATACTGGATAGGAGGAACATTGCTTGTTATCCATGAATAAACAGATACGTCACTTCCTGGGAATACTCGACCCCAATACTTACTGTTGTAAACTACATCATTCTGGTGGTAGTTGACAAAACGTGTATTGGTTGTGTTGAACCAAATCTGACCAACTTTATCTGCACCCCAGATTAAGCCAGTTTGTGTTGCATTGACACTGTTATAGCTTGCAGGGTCAACGTTAGAAATTACATCGATGTTTTCTCTTACTGCACCTAAGATTTTACCTTGAAGTGGGTCAATATAATCTAGATTTTCTAACGTATTGTTTGTTTCTGCGCTGAATAATTGAATGTTGTTGATGCCATTGATATCAACTACCGGGCTAGAACTTCTATATACAGCCCAATCAGGTTCAGTACTTGTGCTTACGTATGTAACTACTTGACCATCTACATAAGCTGGTCTAAAGTTAGGTGTACCTATCGTCACACGATTTGCATTAAAGTCTAATGCTTTACCATATAGAGGTTGAGAACCATAGTCAAGTGTAATATCGTTTGTACTCTGTGCGTAAACAAATGCGCCAGGGTTACTTACGCTTTCGTTATAAATTGCTAGATAATCAAACATGTAAACTGCACCAGCATTTACAAATGAATCTACAAACTGCGTAGTATTATTGTCAAAAATCGTATCATTATCTAATTCATCGTCAGTAAAATCAAACGTTGTTGGGGCATATCGAATTGCAGTTGGGGCACTTACTACGAATGAACCAAACTCGTTAAATTTGACAACTGAACCAAATTGTGTTGGGCCATTTGTATGAGGACAAATAATAGTTTGTGTTTCTGTATATAAGTTAACTCCCAACTCAGATAAAGTTGAACCGTTAACCGCAGTCAATGACAATTTCTTGTTTGGTACAGCTAGAGTAGAATCAACTAATGTGATTACAATTTTTCCGTTTAGGCTACTTGCAACAATATTAGGAACTTTTGCAAGATTGATATTTTGTGCAACGCTATCAGCATTACCAGGCTCTAGTTGAACTTCATATCCATTTAATAAAATATGTTGTTGTGTTGTTATATTACATTCAGATGTACCAATAATGATACCATAACTATCACCACCGTTAGTGAAACGATGTACTGCTCCTTCAACGTTTTCGCTATTGAGTTCGAACGGGGCACCTACAAGAATTTCACTTGCATACATATTAGTGTCGATACTTGTACCAAATTCAACACCTACTCTTGGTGTTAAGCCATTGTCTAGTGTTTGTGCTAATACAATCTCAGAACCACTGACGGTTAAAATATCACCGGCTTTAAGTGTTGAGTTGACATTATTATAAATGTACAATGTTGAGCCGTCGACTGCGTACTTATTATCTGCAATAACGGTTCCATTTACTGATATAGTTAATGGTGATGTTTGTGGTACAACTGTCATTGTGCCTGATGAACCAGACAACACAAAGTCTGTGCCATTGCGTGTAGTTGAGAAGCTAATATCATTTCCGCTTATGTCAGTGATGTAATACACGGTGTTCAATGATACGCCACCAAATGGTGTTCCTGTAAATATAATCGGATCGTTAACTGATAAATCAGTTACGTTGTCTAATGTTAAGTAATTGCCGGTGTATGCAGAAGCAGTTTTTGATGACGCATTATCTGGAGTCCAAGACAATATAAATTGTTGTGGGATATATGCGCTACCAGAAAACTGAACTTCAAAGTTTTGCACCAAACGATTGAATACATATGCATATCCGTAATTTTCAGTGCTTACATCAAAGTTTTCGTATGGGGCACCAATAATTACAGTATCACCATAATAGTCAGTAGTTATAGAGCTACCAAACGCATCACCTGAAGAACTTCCTACATTTATGATAGCTTGATTTACATAAGTGGTATCTGTTGCTACACCTGTTCCAGTGCCGACGCCTGTAGCTTTAAATGATGTACCTACATCATTGCTTGTTGAACCTATCAATGTAAAATCTGTTGTACCCTCACTGACAATCGTGTAGTTATTTCCTACAATAAAGTTTCCTGCATCAACATTGAAATTGTTTTTGCGATATGCATAAACATTGTTGTTGTCAATGTCAGAAATATATAACCAATTCTTATCACCTGATAGTGCAGTAGCACTACCCCAATTAGTTACGCCACCGGGTGCGTTAATTGTTTGATATGGTTCAATATTATTAACTTTTGTTGTTGAAACTAATTGATAAACATATACTTTAGGTGAGCCACTAGTTGGTTCAGACACAACAAATATGTCATCTGAGTATGTAATTGTTGAACCAAATGAAGTGCTTCCACTTAATGTTTGGTCAATTACATAAGTGCTTGAAGTAGTATCGTATGTGTAACGATATGCTTTTCCTTCACCGCTGTCACCGATCAAATAATTCATTGCGGTTGTGTACGCAACTGCACTACCAAATGTAGTACTTGTATTATTTGTGATTTCAGTATTGTATGTGTAATTTAAACTCTTGCGATATACAGCCCAAGAACCGTCATCGTTTTCGTCTACCCATACTTTAACTTTATTGAATTCATTATCCAATAAAGGTAAATCAATGATGTTTGCTGGTGTAGCAACACGTTGATTTTGCATACTGAAGCCAACACCCAAACCAGTGATGTTTAGTGTTTCTGGAGGCAATGCTAAATTAATGATTACTTTATACTGGTCTACCACTGTAGATACTAGATAGTAGTTATCCACTTGTGAATCAAAATTAACAATACCAAACAACTGGTACTTAGTTAAGTTATGTGCGTTACTGAATGTTACTGTTACGGTGCCGTTTAAATTATTTTTAACGTTTACAATTGAACCCAATGACTTAGGTGTGAAAACTTTCCATTCTTCTAAGTAATTTGCTAACCATGTATAGTCACGAACATAGAAATTTGATATAGGTATTAATTTACCACTTGCATCTCTAGCTGTAGGCAAACCAGAATAGAAATAACTTGACATTTTAACGTCATTGAAGTTTACATAACCTGCTGTCGGTAATAATGTTGTAGGGGTTGATGTTGAAATTGTAGGTAGAACATCAGGGTTGTTGATTGGTCTTCCATAGTTAAACAATGAATACAATGGTACTTCCTGTTGGGCACCGTCAGTGTAAACACCATCTGTCAAACTAACAATACTTGGGTTACCAGTCATTAGTGATTCATTTAATTTAAATTCAACAAAGTTGCTGTTTAATACACCACCAAATTCACCTGATTTGATTGCCCAGTTTTCGTAAATATCATACTCAATACCACCTTGTGGTAATGTTGCACCCTTGAATGCGCTAGCCGCATCAAGCGTACCTTTATTCTTAATCATGTTTTTATAAACATTGACTTGCGTAATATCTGTTAAATCAGCAAGAGCAAGATAGTCACGAGGACGATATCCAATTAAGCTGAAACTTAGTTGGTCTGCATCATTTTCTAAGTTTGCCTTGTTTACATCATAATACAATGTTGATTCATATGAACGTGTTGAACTGTTAGGTAACAATCCTTTTTGAATCTCGTTATAGTCTGTTTGTTTCCAATCACGTTCATCAAATACTTCTTTTGCTTGAATGATTGTGAGAGCAGTCCAATATTTGTTTTTGTACTTAACGATAGAGCCTTTGGTGTATTTAACTTCTTTATTCCACTCAGTGATATTGTCTTGGTTGAGAATAAAACCAAATGCGTCTACAGTACCGTTCCAATCAGCAGTCTTAGTTCCACGCAATGTAATGCGATTCTGACGTAAGCCTGTTGTCAAATTATAGATAACATCATTGAATAGAGTTACGTTGTTGAACACGATTCCATGTTCGATGTTTCCTATATTAAACTGACCATAGCTAATTGCATCACCTTGGTTTAACGGTTGTGCTGTAAATGCAGTACCTTCACGTAAGATAGACAAGTCGATTGCTTGAATTGGATACAAGTTTTGATTTAATACAAAGTTTTGTTGTCTCAACGTTAATGGCTGAACAATGTTGCTATCTTTGTCGATGACTAGTAACGTTGCCGCTGGGTTCAATGTTGTTATATTACCAACTTCCCAACCAATCTGTGCCCAGTATAAGAATTCAGCAACCATTTGATTCCATGTTACTGGGATACCATTCTCAACGTGGTCAAATTTCATACCTAAATCAACTAAGTAGTTTCCGTAACTACTCAAGAACTGTGCTACTTCTTGTACTGAATAAAACTCAGTGCCATAAGGGATAATTTTAGTTTTAGATGAATATGACTTTGCTAATCTTACTGTTAGATTTTCAACAGTGAGGGTTTCTTTATCCCCGTTGTTAATCGGTTCTGAGACTTTAAAGAACGCATTAGTCTGTGAGTTACCGTATACTCTATATCCGTTTTCTGTAATCTGTACTACAACTCCAGAGAATACAATTCTCTCAAACGGTTGATTATCGTATAACAACACCTGATAGCTCTCATCAGGGATTAGTAATGAACTGTTATTGCTGTTTGCTGATGATTTTTCAACATAGAACTTCAATAAATTCTTATCACTGAAGCCAGCTAAACGATATACCAAGCGAACATCTAATTGACTTAGTAAGTCAAGAATGTTTTGTGTTGCGTCAACGCCAACTTGTTTTTCGTAATCAACAATCCAGTTGATATAACTTGTTACCGGTGTACCATTACCATACACATCGATATCACTCATTTGCAAGTGACTTCTGTTGTTGACTAGATATTGATTGAATTCAGCATTATACTGATAATGGTCAACGTCTACACCCAAGTTATAAAACTCAGCAGGCTTAGTCAATGCAAGTATACGCATCAAGTCAAACGGCCATGAACTGCTTCTGCGATATGAGAACTCAGCGGGACCAACATCACCTACTTTCCAATCACGTTGGAAGATGTTTGCGTTATAATTACCTAAAATAGAAACGAACGGGCTAACCAAATCACCGTTGCTATCTACTGGGATTACTTGTAATAATTCTGGACGAATGTATTGAGATAGAGTTACAGGTGTACCGTTATTCCAATCATATCCATTAGATAAGTCTGTCCATAAAATTAAGTTGTCACTTGTGTACGGTGCGGGACCATAACGTGTTTCCCACCATGTTGGCTGATTTCTATAACCCAACATTTCCCATGGGCTAGTGTCTGGATTGCTTGTATCATAGTAATATTCATACAATCCTCTCCAGTAACCTTGCTGTATCGCTCCGTTGTTTATCTTATTACCATTGTTTGAATAGTTATAAGTGTAATCGTTGTTTTTGTTATAGATTTGTCTCTTATAATCGATTCTGTTCTGACCTACCCAGTTTAAGAAACCTTCACCATATATTTGTAAAATTTCATCGTATGAGTAATCAGTGTCACGGAAAAAGCCCGGTAATACTTCATATGCTTGAACAGGAATTACATTACTTAATTTTAAGTTATTGTATACACGTGTCTCATATTCAAGTAGAACCTGATCTCTGAAATCATCTAGTCTACCTGTATTTGAATCATAGTTACCATATAATTTATTATATGAACCATCGTGTCCTACGATAAAATATGTAGGTGTTGAATACGCACTATCTAACGTGACGTTAGGAATAGTTGCTGGATATAAGCCTAGCTTTGTAGGTGTGTTTGGAACATATGATCCATATGTTTGGTTATATTCTTTGACAGTAATTTGGTCGTTTGGTAATAAGTCTGTCTGCACTGTCAATGACGGACTGTCTTCACTTACTGTATAATCAACTCCTGAAATTAACTGTGTGGTTACACCGTCACGAATTAAGTAAACCAATACGCTATAATAATTAGCTGTTTTAAAATTATATACTCTGCTCAATGGATAGATAGAAACATCTAATGAATTAGCAAATGAGTATGTGTTAGAAATGTACGCGGCCTTGCTCGGTACCATGTCAGACCAGAAGAAAGGATCGCTGTCAGTTTTACTTGCAGTGATCTGGTCTAATGCATCATCCAACATTTGTGCAGGAGTATACATTCTAGTATAGTCTGTGTTATTAACAGTGTCTACTAATAATGTTTTAAAAGTAATATACTGGCGACTGTTGTAAACTAATGAATTGAATAAGTTGTGTTCTTGTTTACGTAACAACGCACCTGGTAATACAAGTGATGCGCTGTTTTGAATAATTTTATTTCCCCAAGGAACCATGTTACCAAGGTCACGATAATTGTTTGGACCAAATACGTTACCGGTTGTGTCTGGGTTGTTATAGAAACAACTTTGATATTGACCACGAATATCACCGATGTTAACATTAGTTACATCATCGTTGAATGGGTTATTGTTCAAGTTGATAGGAACTTGATAGTATGCAGTTTCACTAACTTGGTCGCTTAATATCAACACTTGAACGACAGTATCAACTAGGCTATCAACAGTCATGGAAACTGTTGTAGTAGTGTCAGTGGTTGTGTATGTAAATGCCGTAGCTGGATCTTGGTATTGGTTATTAATATAAACCTGAATTACAGGCCAGTTTGTAGATGTTGTACTTACTGGTGCAATATCACAATTAAACGTAGATGTTGGAGTTGCAGTAAACCAGTCAAATTCAAATATTTGATATTGGATGCTAGGGCTTACTGCTGTTTGCCAACCCAATTGACGTACATAATCAATACGTGTGTTATAGTTATAAACGTAACCTGTATTAATGTTTTGTGTTATAGGACTCTGACCAGAAACATAATCAAATGTTTGTGAATTCAATGATACATCAAATGAAATGTCTCCCACGTTATCAACACTTGAATAACGCAATGGGAAACCTAATACTGGATCGTCTGCACCAATACCGAGTCCATAACTGAACAACGTAGTTCCAGTGAACGATGTACCTACATAAACCGTTTCATCACCGAAGCTAACTCCGTTGGCATCAAAAATATCAAATTTAGGTGCTTGATTGACAGTTATCTTTTGTTGTCCTTCGAACCAATCTACGCCGTCAAAGTAAAAATCTTTACCTTGATAGTTGTATCCTCTGAACACCGCAGTCTGTTCGTCTGGTAAAACAAGACCATCATCCGCTTCAGTCAATGTAATCACTAGTGTACTGTTATCAACAACCTCAGAGAAATGAACATTATAAATTTTATTACGTACTTCTGGATCAGTATCTGCGGCGAAAACAATACGTGCGCCGTCAAATAATGCATAGTTGTCTACTGTAGTATCTGCGGTGACTAGTGACGCAACAGACGTTGAACCAATAGTTACGTTAGATTGTGTCCAAGATACAGTAATAGTAGTTGTAGAAGTTGTCGCTGAAACATCAGTAATTTGAGCATTTGTTGGTAACAGATTTGTATTGTCTGTTATATAAAAACCTTCTTGGAATAAACCAAAAATATCAGCATTGTCAACTTCAATAGTAGTTGTATATGGATAGATAGATGTAGTGATCGGTGAGACTGGTGTTTCTGAAGTAAGAGCTACTACAGTTCCCTGACGAGTACCAGAAACAGTAATTCTAAATCCGTCGATACTTAAAATATAATACGTTGCACCAGAAGTTAATCCACCAATTGATGAATCAAATGAAATCGTATCGTTTACATATAAACCACTTGTGTCATCTAAAATAATTTGATTTACAAGTGAGACGGCTTGTGTGGCAACTCTATCAGTAATAGGACCCGTGATAGGATTGATTGTTGCAGTATAATCTGTCCAACCTGCAACATCAGGATAATATTCAGTCTGTCCTGCAACTAATGTAAATGCATCCGATGTTCTGAAGTCGATAAAGTCAATCGGAGCCTTACCGTACACACCTGCATCAAACATACGGATGTTTGGATAAAATTCAATAATTGGACGTTTTGCTTTGTTCTCTAAAGTTGCCCATGATGTAACTAATGTTGGGTCATTGTTATATTCTGCTGTTGCTTTAATAACATCAATGTGGAACCAACGATTACTACGTGACCATGCATTTTTATTAATTGCATTACGTGCAATGGTAATGTAATCAGGTGTTAATGGTACGTACAAATTTGAATCATAGTTACCAATATCATAATTGGTTGTGTCGTATGGAATATATGACCCTGCTTCAAACAAGCCAGGACTGATTAAACTGTCAACAGGTATCAATTCAATAGCAGTACCAACACCCTCTACATAAAACTCAACGTTCTTGTAACTTTCAGGGAAAATATCACCCTGGAAAACAACTTTTAATCCATTAGTAAACACAACACCAGTAGGTGATGTATATTGTTTTTTACCTAAAATTGTAGTGATAATATCTAATTGGTTAGATGTATTGCTATCTACTAATTTGATAATACCAACTTTATTTGCACTAGTGCCGTCTTGGTAGTACAGCGTATCTAAAATAGAACTATTGTAGCCTATCAATTGTATTGCACCAGCAACGTTTCTATAAAAGTTTCTGTTAACCCACTCAGAACCATACTGTGCTGTTATTTTTTGATTTGTTGGAATTGGTGCATATGGTGTCAATTCAATTGTAGGATCTGTTGGCTCACCCACTAAAGTAATGTAATAAAAATTAGCATTTACTTGGCTGTAGAAACCACCTTCAAAGTTGTTGCTATCAACAGACGATCCGGGGTAATCTGTGTTCTCATCGTATGGAACACCACCGTTTTCATCATATAACGTAGTGTCATAAAACTTTGAAACATAACCATATTCATTCACAATACCTGTGTTATAGAACATGACTGTCAAACCATCTAATGCAGTTATACCATCAATACCCGCAATATCTGATACTCTAGCACCATTAACTTGACTGAATGGTAATGTTGAAACAACTCCCACTAGATTATTTCCAGGGAAATTATATTCATCTTGTGCATTTGATTGTGGTACGTTAAAAGTAACTACACCGTTAGTAGCACCGTTATTCACTACACCGAACACATCACGTGTTTGGACATTGGGTTGTGTTGCGCTGTAGCCAGTAACACCGGGCTCACCTTGAATCCAGAATTGAGTTTCTTGGTTAACTGCGAATGTGTATGAACCACCTCTCAACAATGTTAGTGTTGGGTTAATAGAACCGGCTGGTTGTGAATCGCTAGAAATTAAATATCCAGTTGAACTATCCTGTACTGTGTAATTGTTTGTGTTGTAAACAATATCGGTAGTGATAGTAACACGTTCAGGCCCAAATGGAAGCCAATAATACTGATTGAAGTTAATAATCTTATCTAAATCAGTAAATGAATCCCATGAATAGAATTGGCTAGTAAACAAACGATTATTATCATTTGTTAATGAACCTTCTAATTTCAATGCATCTAATATACCAGGATAACTGATAAAGTCTGTTGCAGTTGTATCGTTTGCTTTTGTGAAAACAACACCTGGATCAAGTTGATAATCTGTACGGACTTTAGTTGGTTCAGTAACATACTTGTCTGTAGCATTTATACCATAACCAAACTTACTACCCACATATCCCTCAATACGTTTCGTATTAGGCTGTGCAACTAACTGGTCAAGTGTAGCACTTAAAAACTGTGCGTTAGTTGGTGTTTTGAAAATCTCTGGTAGAAAATTTAGTGTTCTAATTCTTGTTGCCATCTCTAATCTCTAAAGGTTATATAGTACTTATGCTATCTGTAATTCGGCGGGAGTCAATGCGGCGATAACGACTACATCGTTTGCTGTTGCGGCGTTGACAAATATTTCATACGGTGTGCATTTAATTTCATAAAGGTCTCCAAAGTGTTGCGTCGGATCGTTTGGAACCAACACAACAGAACTCACGTACTCACCTATTTCTGCGTGTAAGTATGCACTTAACTCAGAGAAATAGAATGTGTCACCAAAGTTCCAATTTGCTATTGTAAAATAGTTATCCATTGTAGATAGCACAGCACTACGAATTTCGCTATCGCTGGCATTTGTTTTACTGTTTTTAATAACCTTAATTGTTCCTCTCAACGCACTTGCGGCTTTAGGACCAAATAATGGTTTGAATACTACTGAATTTAATACCACGCTATCACTCAACATTTTATAATTTTGAATTTGATTATATGATTGAGTTAGTTCATTGATAGTAGGGCGAGTTGGTTCAACCACTGTATCAGTTGTATCTTGTATCCAATTTTGATATGCAGTGTAGTATGCTTGTGTAACTACATATAAATCAATAATATTTGTTGTTGCAGGATCAATACGAGTTGTATTATTGCTGTTGTGACGATATTGGAATTGTAGTCCTTGACGTCCTGGTTGCATACTATATTGAGGTTGTTCAACTAACACATAATATGGAGTAGTTATCGTTTGATCCTGAACTGATGTGTAAAATTTATTATCATTATATGCGTAAAAAACTTGACCCTCAGGGTAATCATACTTAACAATCTCAACTTGTGTTTTAGTTGGATATTGATAAACAATTGAAGAACTTGGAATCAATTGCTTTCGTGTCAAGTTGATAGCATCTTGTACTTCCTCAAAGAAAGCGTACACGCCAATGTTTGAGCTACCATTTACATATCCAGTTATTTCATTGAAGAAATCAGGGTTCTCAACAATAGTTCTATCGTTAATATCGATACTTGCTACTTCTACTTGGAAGTCATCTACATAACCATCGCTCTGTACAGTTTGTCCGACAATGCTTGCTTTTACTGGACTTGCTAATGGTGAGTTACTACCTGGCTGGGTGTTAGTAGCAAGTACATTTACATAGTCTTGCAAAATCACACCGCTAAATGGGTCATATACTAACTTACCTGTTTCGTAAGTAAAGCGAGTATCCGCAACGCTTCCAAAATAATATGCCAATGATCGGTAAGTTATAGTGTATCTATTGTTGCCCATTGCTTCAAAATTAATGAACCAACCTGGGTTGTTAAAAATCTCAACACTCCAGCGTGGTTGCGCCACAGTCAATGAATTGTCAAACATCAAACTGAAACTTTGTTGAAGTTCCATTCTGATGATACATTCTTGTATAACTGAATTTGGCAATGAATTTTCAAATGCAGGTAATACAACAGAACAAATTGCTCCTGTTGGAATGTAGCCATTCAATGTTATCGGGCCTGTGCCATTACTGAATGCACCTTGACCGTTGTTGTAACCGTCGCCGATTACATTTAGTACTGTTGTCCAGATATATGTTTTATCACTTGCGCTTGCAATACCTGAAACTAAGCGATTGCTATTATCAAAATAATAACCATCAGGTGCAGTAAACTTTAACATCGCACCCTTTGTTATGTACTTTGCATTATATGTTGAATATGTGCCAACTGGAATCGGATTATCAACGTTGTTTGCTGTGTTGAAGAAATAACCAGTCAAGCTATTTGCATTGACAGTCTTTCCCTGCCAATAAACAGTTCCATCACCTGATGTACTATTTAAATTATATCGTGTATAATTTTGTAGATAATATTGAATTGCCCTGTTGTCCGCTAACAATGCAGCCAACGTATCAGTTAAGAACGTGATGATATCGCCGGATGTATTAATGGTTAACAATGAATAGCCGTTCGTGTCATTCAAGTAAATGCCACCGTCGTTTGCAAAACTATTTGTGCTTGAGTATTTTCCAGTAGGGTCTAATAAATCTAAGTTTTTACTTACGCCCACACTAGAACGATTGACCGCTTTTGATTTAATAATTGAGCTATACAATGTGTATGGAAAGTTTGTATAATCTTCACCGTTAACCATACGATTTTGTGTATAGTAACGTGACGGGGCACGTTGCTTGATATTAGCCAAAGACTCACGTACTTGTGCGTTTGATACTGGTGTTTGTAATTCTAATCCAACAGTCAATGTTTCTTGGCGACCCAATCTGCTAACATAAGAGAATGTTACAGAAATGCCTTGCATTTCACTAGGGTCAATTGTATATGTCAACGCATTACCAGCACGAACGTATGCACGGAAATTACCCACTGGGATTTTACTGAATACGCCGTCACCAAAGATATAACTTACTTGGTCATTGAAGCGTGAGTTAACAGAGAATAATGATCTGATGCTTGATTCTGTTTGTAGATACGCATCTGCATAAATGTTTTCAACTTTTTTCCACAATACATTTCCGCCATTGTTTGCATTCAACTGATACAACCATGTGTCAGTATTATTGATACCTTGAATATCAATGTCAACTACTTGGTTAGCAATTTGTTGCTGTAGGGTAAAATCAAAGTTTTGTAATGACCCTTGTTTGAAGTAGAAGAAGAAACCTGTATTTGGACTACCGTAACCTAATTTGTCGTTACGATATAAGATATTGAATTTGTTTGTTGGTGCTGGAGGAATTTCATACACATAATCTTCATCCACGCTAGTGACAGAAACTAATTCAAAGTTCATGTTAATTCCATCGACTGTACTGTTATATGGAACGACTGGCAAGCTACCTGACGGAATAGACATTGTGTATTCGTCAGTTTTTATGCCTTGAATTTGTGCCGTGTTTCCAGGGCGACCTACTTTCTGTACGTCAGTTAATGTTGCATTGATAATTGTGTTAAACTGTTCTAACCAGTTTGGGTTAGCAGGGTCATTCCATAAAATAGGAACGTTGCTTAAATTAAAACCGTTCAAATCTGTTAGGTTTTGTGTTGTTTGTATGCTAGTTACTTTGATATAACCTTCAGCAGCCAAATTACGTTTTGGTGTGTAAGAAACTAAATTAGCTAGTTTAATAACTGAATCTCTGCGTTCAGCAGTATCAATGAAGTTTTCACGGGTGTTCAAATCATTGCGGAAAGCAAGACCCTGACCCATGAATGCCATAACATCTAATAATGCGATAAATTCGCTAGATTCGATATAGTCATTAAATGTTTCGGGGTAGTATACACGTAAGTAATCGATGAAACTTTTACGTAATGTTTCATAGTCGTAACTTCTAAAGTCGGCTTCACGGAATGTCTGGTAAATTTGTTTCCAGTCGTTGACGCCGAATAATGCTGATTGTCGTGAACTTGTAGCCATGGATAGTGTTCTCTTTTATGTATTTATCATACCTGAAAACACTGGTTTTTTAGGGTTTACTGTAAGACTGCGATATTTGTTGAATTATTGAAGAAGATATTCAATTCTTGTACATTGTTAAAGGGAGCAATTGCCATCTCAACTTCAATCAGAATGCCGTTTTCCTGAGGAAATGCTTTGACTGAATTTAAAAGAAGTCTAGGGTCTTGGCTAGCCACTCTGCGAATTTCGTTTTCTAACTGGAACTGAACGTCTGCTGTGTTTGGCTCAAAAACAAAAGACCAAAGAGTTGTGCCGTACTCTGGTTTACCTACTTTTTGTCCCTGTTGTATGTTCAGTGCGTTTAACAAATCTTGGATAACTAGTTGCGTGTCGGTTGCACGGAATTTCTTTCCAGTAATCACTGGCTGAACCAGCGATCCCGTACCACCGTCAACTCCTGCGTTTAATGCAGTAGATTTAGGTTTGTTAGCATTAATTGTACTGAATCCTACATAGTGTGGCATATATTATCCTCAATCTTATTTATTTAAGCTATTTCGTCAGCGATGAGTAGAGCCTTTTTGTACTCGGCTTCATACTTTTTCTTCAATTCTGTAATCTTAGGATCACCTGCAGGTAAACTGTTATAAGCAGTTACCCATTCTGCTTTAGCTTGTTTAGCTACTTCTAATTGGTCATTAAATCGCTGTTGCTGTTCCTTCAACGTTTCTTTATAATCAGCCAAAGTTTCGGTCTTAGCTGAGATTTCAGCTTGACTAGTTCCCGAGAAATCTGGGGGAGGAATCTTGCTGTCACCAAAATTGTTTTTGATAAGTGAGTTTACTTCACTTCTATCTACTGTATTCGTAGCAACAGTTGGAATTTTAACCTGCACCCCTGAAGTTGAACTTAACGCACTAATTGCCGCTGATAACTGTGCGGCTGCACCAGGTGGCAACCCACTAGAAACCAAAGAAGTCAAACTTTGCGTAGATTTACCTGTTATTTCATCTACCATTGAACTGGCTTTTTCTGAAACGTCAGCTAAACTAATATTATTTAATTTTGCACTACCTTCTGCATTGATTAAAGACTTAACATCGCTTAATCCAGGTAACGAGAATGAGGTTGTTGCTTTGTCAACGACTGACGCAGTAGCACTTAGTCCACCTGGTAATGCATTTAACCCTGATGCTAATGTAGACGGGCTTACTGGTAACTTTAGACCTAAACTATTAGCCACAGTTGCCAACTGTGTAGCTCCTACGGAGCCGCCTTTGGATGCACTTGATGCCAACGCAGTCACATCTGATGGTATTTTAATACCTAAACTACTTGCTGTACTGGTTAATTGTGCGATACTTGGTGCGCCACCTGATGCCAGTGAAGTTAAACTTGATGGTATCTTAACTCCTAAACTATTTGCAACACTAGAAACTTGCGCCATACTAATATTTCCAGTTGCACTTAATGCACCAGATGATACACCATCTAATGATATTGCACTCCCAGACGCATCTTTTGCAACAAGGTCTTCTTGGTTCTTTTTTGCAATCTCTCGTAAGTTTTGCGGAACATTTGCTTTGAATGCTTTAAATGATTCAGTGATTGCTGAAAACGCTGATGCCGCAATTCCCTTAGCACTTTCAACCAACCCTGCGATACCTGAAGATGCGCTTGAAACTAATCCATTGACTGATGTTGCTAGTGAAGACAATCCACTCTTAACATCAGTTCCCAATTTTGCCGCAAAGTTACCTGATGCAATTGAATCGGACACACTGTTTAACGCTCCTCCCACAGTCTTTGCTAAAGTACCTGCTGAGTTCTTAACAAAATCGATAGTTTGAGGAATTCCTACTTGTGAACCTGCAGTTACCAAACCTGCAATCTGTGTAGGTGCTTCTTTGCCAGTTATAACTCCTGTTTGTGTTAATGCTGACTGCGCTTGTTTAAAGTTTGCTACTTGTGCATCAACTTGTGCTGATACATTGTTTGTTAACTTTGTTAGATTTTCTGCACCCGGTGCACCGGTGAACAAGTTGCTTGGCATTGCTTGCGCTACAGTTTTACCTGATTGTATCAATCCATTAATTACTGTACTTGATCCGGGCTTCAATATACCAGCAGTTTCTAACTGAGCCGGTGTTTGTGCAAGTTTACCCACAAATGCGGTCAATTCACCTGTAGCGTCTTTCGCAATTCCTGTACCTGACGCTACTACATTTGGCAACGCTTGTGCGGCTGATGCGGCTACGCCACTTACCATACTTCCAGTGACGTTTTTATCTAATGATGTACTCACTGGACTTACTGCTGGAACAGTTGCTACTAACGCAGGATTAGTTGGTGCAACGGGGGCTTGTCCTGCGGCTTGATTTGTTTGTGCTACTGATTTACTTGGTGCACTAGGTAATTCTGCGCTTGCATTGTTTGTTACTTTAACGTTTACACCCTGATTAGCATTAGCCCACGGTGCATGTGATGGTGCTCTACTTACAATTGATTGCAATTTGCCCGGAGCAGCCGCCCATCCTTTATCTTTATCAAATAGTGCATCAGTGTGTGAAACTATTGGTAATGGTTTAACTGAAGATGGTGCTGTACCTGATCCTGTATTTAAGTTCACATCACTACCATTGATAAACATTACACCGGCTGAAGCATATGAACCTTCACCGCCTGCACCCATAGACATTGATCCATCAACCTTAAATGAATAATTACCAACTGAATAGCCGTTAAAGTTTGCACCCACTCTGAATGTCGTATCATTTTCAGAATTTACATGTATTGAATCTGCTGAAATGTTTAATTCTTTTTTAGCATTGATGTTTATGTTGTTGTCAGCATGAAGGTTTAAATCACCTTGTGTTCTAACGTTAACTGAGTTCATTGAGTACATATCTATTGTACCCTCTTTGCCCAACTCAATCCAGCTTTGTCCATTACTATGCATGATGTTCAGACATTGACCATCATCACTCAATATGATTTGATGGCCCAGTGCAGTTCTTATTCTAATGAGCTGGTCTCTTCCGATCAAATCACCATCATCCATAACTATGCTGTGTCCACCTCTACGTGAAACTAGTTTAAGTGATTCTGGACTACCTTCTTCTAAATTTACTAGTATTGTTTCGTCAGTGTATCCACCTTCATAAATTGGGCGACCCGGTGTACTTACGCCCCAGCCAACACGTGACGGACTTTCTCGCTGTGCGCTACTTGATACAGGACCTCTAATAGGATCACGCAATAAACCTTGTTGTGAATAGATGCCAGCAACATAACTGTGTACTGGCTTTGGTGTTGTTAAGAAGCCAGCACCATCTGATTCTGCGCTATTATTTTCATTTAAGTTAGCGACAGGTAGCTTAGTAGCACCACCGTAACTGTTCGCTTCACCTTCATTCATAACTACATCTTCAACTGCACCGATTGCAGGAACCATCGTTAATGCCTCTGGTTCTGGAACAGCACCGATATAGTAACCATAATTCATGTCACCGTTGATAAAAATACAAACAACAGTACTTCCAATATCAGGTGGACTGAACCACATACCATAGCTAGTGGGGTTTTGTAAATAACTACCATAATCTGTTTCGCCACCGCTTCCTGTAGTCTTTCCAAAGAATGGTGTCATAAATCCTACAGTAACCCAACTACTACTATCGTCAGGATCAGGTGCGCCAAAGTCAGCAATATAAACTTGCAATCGTCCTGCACGAACAGGGTCAACGTTGTCTTTTACAACACCAAATACTGGTTCACTGCGAATGACGCCGCCACCTGCGTCAGGTTCGCTTGCTTTTGCTCTACCTCTAGGTTTAAAATAATCCCATGCCATACTTATTCTCTCCCGCCTTCATCAAACAAGTTAGAAATATCATCGTCTGATAAACTTGTACCCGCATCATCATCTTGTACAGGGAAACCTTCTACGTTTAATGTTATAGTATCATTGTAGAATGCATCCAAGTTTGATGCTTCATTCATTAACTGTTGTTCAGAAATTGCTTTGTCTAAACCAGTGGCATCATCTTGTGGGAATCCTGTACCACTTGTAGTAGATGTTCCGGATGATGTAGATGCAGATGTTCCGGATCCTCTACGTAATCTATTTGTTTCGGCTGAACTTTCATCTTCATTTGTTGATGGTCTTCCTGCAGCCTTTGCAGTTTCGTCTGCACCAACATCATCAAACGTATTAATAACTGCAACCAATTCTTGTGTAAATGATCCTTTACTGAATGAACTGTTACAGCTTAGAACCATATAGCTAACTCCGCCACCTCTGCTATCGATATCTTTTTGTACTGATGCAGGGTATTTCCAGAATAGAATAGATTGATTGATACTCAATAATCCATTACTATTTTTATAGTCTTGTGGTTCTTTAAAGTTAATTTCAATGAATACTTGTCCACCATTTGGATTAATGGTGTATCCATCAACACCATAAAACTGATTGTAAACTGCGGCTTCACTAACTGGATTTGTTCCCATTAAAAAGTCAGGATCACCTAGAATGGTAATCTTTGCTTTTGCATATGCGCCAGGATCATATAAACTAGTCATGTAACTGTTTTGAGCTTCATTACCAGTGTTCAACTTACCTGTCTTATCTTGACCTTGTGGAATATTTGCAATTGTAGGAACATCCGTTGAGCCACCTTGTGCTGACCCCGCATCTCCCGCATCTCCTAAAACAACGTTAAAGAATGTGTTGTCCATTTGTTGTTCGTACTTGATGATTTCTGAATTTTTTCCAGTAAACCAGTATTCATAACGTTTATGTGGACCATAATATTTTGTTGCACGATTTGCATAGGCACTCAACACAACTGGTGTTTCGTATGGTTGAATAACATACGTGATATCATATGCAAAGTCACCTTGTTTTGGATCCCATCCTAGCGATTTTACTTCAGCACCAATGTTGTACCATTTAATATTCTTTTTAGTTTCGTTCTTTACTTCTTCTTCGCCTTCAGGACTAGCTTCTTCCGCAGTCGTATACACAATCTTTAATGCGTCTTCCAAATATGAACTTTGCTTGATAATATTATCAATTGCTTGTAACATTGGAATACCAGAAGTCAACGTTATCTGTCTAACATCTGTCTCAGGTGTGCTGTTGACTTCTGCTTGAACATTTGAATCTGATGTGTTAGTAGAACGTGACATTGGGAATTTTAATTTATCTAAATCAGCTTCACTAACAATACTAGCATGTTTGATTTCTACTTCTGCAGGTCCTAGATATTTCACGCTATACTTGTTTGCTATCGTTGCGGCACCGCTATCAACTAATTGTTTTTGGTCAGCATTCATTTTAGCAAGTATACCAATTCTACCGTCGCTGTCACCCATCAACACATCATCTACAGTTGTACCTCTAACTGATGCACCATTGTATATAACTCCTCGCTTCATTCCAAACGCAGTACCGGTTGGTGTAGATGCGGCTGTTATTTTATACACAGTTGCTTTACCGTCAATATTAAATTTCATACTTTTGAATAAAATATCGTAGTATCGCTCGTAAACTCCGTATGCATTACCGGCGGGATCACTGTTAGATCCAATAACATCTTTTGAACTTATAACGTTACCATTTGAATCGTATCCTTGAAAACGTATTCCCAAAATAAAGAATTGTCGTGAGGGATTTTCTACGTCTTGGAAGTTTTTAGATTTACTGACTTTTGCTAATGACGTTGCCGCTTGACGTAATCTAGTAATAAAACTAAAACCATATGGTTCAGTAATAGTGAATGAAATATCTGTTACGTTAGTAGAAGCACTTGTATCTTTACCATTAATAGCTTGTGATATTTTTAAATCATCAATATAAAAATCTACATCAAATCCAGGAGCACGTTTTGATGATGCATTATTTACGCCACCGCTTTGTGCAATAATGAATGCTCCGTTGCCTGTAGCACTAACATCTTGAAATGCATTTATGTTCTTTCTTCCTGACTCAATAAATGCTGAATATGCATCAGGAGTAATCATGTATAAACTCAATTGGTACGTGTAACTACTAAAATTAGCTAATGGGTTTTGAGTTCGTTTGCCTGGTTTTGGTTGACTCTTTTTTGCTGTAGGTGTACCTGATTTACCTTGCTGAGTAGCACCAGCGTTTGGTTGAAACTCGTAGTCAGGTGTTGCTGACCAAGCAGTAAGTTCATCGTCTGTTGGGGGAGGATTTTCTTCTGATGTAGGGTTCATTCCCGAATCATCATCGTCACCTTCATTTTGCATGTAGTCTCTGTTTTGTTGTTCTACTTGTGTCGGAGTTTGTTCTACATTTTTTTCAAATTCTTGTGACTGTTGTTCTGCTGCCTTTTCTTCCTCTTGTTCTATTGTATTTGCTTCTGCTAACAATGCTTCTGCATTTTCAGAAGGCATTCCCTTAGAAATCGCAATATTAATGGCAATCTGTGGAGTATCCCCTCTGCCTATAACCTTACCTGTATTATCATCTTTAACTGCCCAAAGACCCGTTGTCTCTTGTCTAGATATAGAATATGACATTTATAGCCCTAACACTTGTTTCAACATGTCTAACTTAGGTAAATATATACCAGTGCCAGTAACAAAGTCAAAATACGGATCTTTCAGTCTGTTTGGATTTCTACTTGCAAACACCCACCATAAACGTGAATCACTATACAAGTCATACGCAAGTAGATCAGGTCTATATTCGTATGCAGTTGTGATTTCCCAATAGATATCACTAGGTTGCATAGGTATTTGTCTATTGACCATGATGTCCAAAAACTTCTTATTAACTACACCCGTGTTATAGTATGGACTTGTTGCCGGATATACATTATTACTTGCCATTACCAAATACCTCCACCTTGACGTTTAGTTCCTCTTAACAATGTGCCACTACCATAATCTCTCAAACTGAACTTATTACTAATATCATTACGTGTAACAATTGGTATTGCTGTAATTGATATTTGCATTTTTGTGGGGACATAAGTTGGTTCTTTAGTTCCGCCAAACGTAGTAGCTTTAAATTGAGGTTGTGCTGACAATGCACCCGGGTTTAAACCAGCGCCGCTCAATCTATTAAGAACGGATGACAATAGACTACCAGATTTAGCAGGGTCAGACGGTGCTTGATTCACACCAGCTGGTGTCGTTACACTTCCTGCACGTATATAGTCAACATCATTGGGTAGGCTATAATTAAATGCAGTGATGGCTAAAGGGTGTGCGTCAAATTGGAATGCACCTAAACCACTCAAATAACACAATGGGGGAGGTGTTCCTGGTTTCGGATTTTGATCTTGACCATAAAACATCTTTGTTACACTTCTAAAGAAATGAATTACTGCTAACAAATAATTAGCTTCAAATGTATCTTGTGCAGTAAATTCACATGTAATTTGTACGTTATCAACACTGCTACTCTTGTACTGAAAAATCTTATAGTTAGAATGAGTTATCTCGGTTGGTTCATATGAAGCCGCATAGTTTACGTTGACAGTAGGAGTATATGGGAATATAACACCGTCTGTTGCTTCTAGTGGAGCTAATATCCCTGCATTTTGTTTATCTTTATACAAGTATGTTGCGCCAGGTGCTAGACTTAAACGAACACGCCAATCTTCTTTTTGCTTAAAGTTTGCAACGTCTTGTTGTGTTGCTTGAGAACGGGTATTTTGTTCTGGTCCACTTAGACCTTGTGCAGCCGCATAACTCGGAGTTCCGTCATTCTCATAGAAAGTTTGCGACACACTTGCAGTGCCATCGTTCTCATAAAACACACCTGGATCTGACCCATCTGCAATATCGTCTGGTGTGGAATAATCAATTTGCTCAGCCTGAGTTTGTTGGAAATAATCATTTACTTCTTCATCTGAAAGCACAGGTGGTTCTTGTAATGCATTTTCATTTGCGGCAATAGTCGCATCTAAATTACCAAACTCATCTACTTCGGTTCCAGGAGGTACAGTTAATACATCAGTTTCTTCCTGAACATTAACTGTATCATTTTCACCATAAGGAGAATCGACTGGCGTAAATGATTGGGTTCCGTCTTCGTTATTTACAACTTGATATTCAACTCCCTCAACTGATTGTGTTGAAATGTTTGGCGAGCCCGGAACATCTCCGTTAATCTTTGTAACTTCTGTTGTTACTGTTTTGTTATATGTTGTGGTTACTTCACTTGTGTTTGGTGGAGTTGTTACTACAACAGTGGGTGTTCCGCCTGTTTGTGCGGCAATTTCTTTTGTTCTAGCCTGTTCATATTGGTCAGCATATGCAAGCGATTTTTCTTTTCGTTGTTCGGGTGTAGAGTTTTTAATCTCATCATACTGCTCTTGTGTTATATCACCCTTAGCTAGTTTACTGTCGAGGGCACGTGCTCCAAATTTACTATCTGGATTTAATGCGTATGCTTGTTGTAAATTAGATGCATTTTTTGCTTCTGCTTGATAAGATAAACTAGCCGCAGTGGGTGTTGATGGGTTAGCATATACAGTAGATGTTCCGCCACCTGTACTTTGTTGAAAACTAGTTGTTTGTGTTTCGGTAACTGTAGTAGTTCTAACAGTACCGGTTACAGTTCCATCACCTGTGCTAGTTACTGTGGCAGTAACAGTAGGGGGCTTTGATGTTGCACTAGCACTTGATGCTAAGTTGTCGTAGTATTGATTGCTTTCTTTTAACTCTGCGGCACTATAGTTCTGAGT